AGACAGGCGGCATTAGAGTTGCCCGCTTCCCGGCGTGGCGCGCAACCACAGGCCCGGCCCCCACACCATGCGAACCTCGGCGGTCTGCGTGACGCGGAAGACGAAGCGATCCGAACGCACGCGGCCACACTGGTACCACGTCGCCGTATTGTTGTAGTCACCGAGCGCGCCGATCGACGCTTCGACGGGCGGATCAAACGTGTGGCCGCCGTCGCGGCTGATCTCAGCGAATAAATGCGGATCGCGATCGGTGCCTTCGAGCGTGCCCACGCCGGCCTGTATGCCTAGCTCGATTTGATCGAGGAATAGCCATTGATTGTCGTCGCTGATATACGGCGCGGTGCGAATGCGGCGCATGGACCCGCACGCATCGCAGAACGTATCAAGGTCGAGCGTGTAGATCCCGCCCGTTGCGATGTCGCCAACGAGAATGCCGGCCGTTGTGGACACCAGGCCGCGCACACGCCAGGCGGTAGACTGCGCGGTGACAGGATCGTACGTCTCGCGCTGATGCCACACAGGCTCACCGCGTACGGACGATTCGCGCGCGTCATAACACCACGTCACGCCGGCCGCCGCGAGCGTCCAGCACGCGAACGGGTGCCCTTCCTGTTCATAGACTGCAACCTCGGCGTCGGCCAGCGAGGCGTACGACGCTAATGCGAAGTCGAGCGCAGGCGTTGAAATGCGCGTGGGTGCGTAGTCAGTCGCCGAGACGATCCGCCCCTTGCCTTCGTTGTCCTGCGCCATCCACACCAGCGATTCACCCTGAAGGCCAACGGCCCACGGGGATACAAGGCCTTCCTGCATGATCGAACCGGGGTACGGCTGGAACGGGTTATCGTTGTCGCCTGCGTCGTAAAAAACTTCCGTGGTCAGCGATCCGAACGTCCACACCTTGTCGCGCAGTACTTTGATCCCGACAAGGTTATCGGACGTTTGCGAGCGCGCGAAGAAGTCGAGCGAATCCCAAATCAACCCGTCTTCGAGGTTTGAGAACCACACACGGATCGTATTGGCTTCGAGTAGTAAAAAGTACCCGTCGATGAATGCGATCTGCACGGGTGCGTTGGTCAGAGGCAACACGACGGCCGCTGAGAGCGTCATCGTCAGCAAGTCAAGGATCTTGACCTGGCCGCCGCCGCAGATGGCGATTTGTTCGCCGCCGCGCCCGTTCGAGGCGAACGAAACCGGCTTCCCGTCGTTCAGGATTTCGCCAAGGTCTGTCGCCGATGACAATACGAGATTGATGCTATACAGCCGATCGCCGACAACAAACAGCGTAAGGCCATCCTGATCGAAAGCGCCGCGCGATCCCGTCGTCGGAATCGTCAGGAACAGTTTTAAACCGGGCGTGCCGTAAAAATTGGATTTCTTTGCGTTGCCGCTCGCGGTGATCGTTTCGACGTACGCGTTTACTAATTGCTCGGCGTTCATATTCTCCGAGCGCACGCGATACGCGGGTCCGACAAATGAGGCCCACAGCGGCATTTACTGCCCGCCGATGCAGAGATATGAAATCACGTCGCCGGCAGTAAAAGATCCACGCAGCACCACAGTGCCAGTTGTCGATTTAGTGAAAACGGCCGCATCAGTTGTCTCGTTATTCGCCACGCAGGCGGGCGCGAAAACGTAGGCGTATCCAAAGGTGATTGTGCAGGAAGTACCGCTCGTCGCCCCAACGGTGACTTTTCCAGCGTTGTCGCCGCCGGCAATACTCGGCGCGGTCGTCCCGCATGAATTCGAAGTTGTGCTGGCAACGCCGCCCGTGGTGAACCCTAGCACCGCATGGGCATACGATCGGAAGATTCCAGCCGTGCCGTAGTCAATAATAAAGCTCGTACTACCGGGAAGAAACACGCCTAGATTTGTAGTCGTTGCGGACGTGCCCGCGACTGTGAGGTTGACGCCATCGACCGTATTAGCGATCGACAAATGCTGCGCTGCGTTTCCGGCACCAAGTCCGAGCCGAACCAGCCCTGATGCATCTTCGATTGGTCCGTTTGTCAGCTGAAAATGGTTCGTCGCCACTTTGGTCGTGAACTCTCCCGTCGACCCAAGCGTCACACCGCCGTCTGCTGAGACCGTCACAATGTCGCTATAGGTACCAATCAGCGCGGACCCTTCCTGTACCAACGCATCGCCGGTTTGTGGGAACGTGATCGGTAAATGCGAAACGATCGAGGCCGGCGACATCTCCCAAATTGGCGTCTGGAAACCGTCATCCCAATAAGACCATGCATCACCGCGCGAGATCATGTACAGGTAGGGATCGCCGTTGTCGTTTTTTCGCTGAAACATTCCAAAAGGACGAACACCGTTACCGTGCCCGTCTTCCATCTGGAAGTACGTCTCGCTTTGCCCGCCGGCTCCCGTGAGGCATCCGGTCCCGAGGCTGCAATAACTCTCAAAGGAAAGGCCGTTTGATCCGACTTGGACCACTTCGCCGCCGACATTCCATCCGATTGTCATCGTATGATCGGGTCGCGGGTCCGGCGTATTCGCGGCAACACCTACAACCCAATCGAACGATCCTGACGTTTGATCAGTGGGCACGTTGGCGAACCATGTGCCCGTCCCGGTCGATAACAGCGCGCCGCCCACGGCGGAAAGCGCAGGCGACCCGCCAAACGTAGAAGCATCGACCTGATACTGCACGGAATTCACCGCGCCGCCGGGCGTACCATCGCCCGTCGCTAAGAGATGGGCGCTGACTCCGTATCCGCGCGTACCGCTCACAAGCGCCGATCCGGTAATCGTGGCCGTCGCCCGCGCGCGCACCTGGGTAAATCCACCATTCGCGGCCGTGAACGTGCCGCCAAGCGTCGTTGTGCCTTGCTGCGCACCCGTCGCAGCATTCATCATGTACAACGTACGCCATACGCTGCCGTTTGAAGTTGCTTCAAACGTTAGCGTGCCGGTCCATGTGCCGCTGATATCAAAGGCCACACTCACAGCCGTGTTGACATCGAAGATCGCGCAGGCGTGCGGCGCGGTCACGCAGGCTGTGCCCGAATCCACGACGGTGATGTTCTGCGGCGGCCCGAGGAATTGCGCGGCGGCCGGCACGGCGATCAGCCAAGCGAAGACGAACAGCCAAAGGCGCGTTTTCATTGGTTCCATTCCCTACTGTGATAGTTGAAATTAGTCGAAGTGTTATCGCGTTGCTGTTGACCATCGCGCAAATCGAGCTGCGGGATAATCACGTTGTTGACTTCGAAACGCGCTCGAGCCTCCCGGCCAAGCTTCGCGGCCGACGGCGGCAATTCGCGCCCACTTGGACCTGACAGCATTTCCGACAGCGTGTATTTCATCGCCGCTTTACCGCCAGGCGGCAAGTCGAGCGAATCGAATTCCGTGACGATGCCGAGCAACGTACGGATCGTGAACCGGACCTGATAGTTTTGACTCGGGATCGGGTAGAAAAACAGCTTCCCGATCGGCCAATCCTTTTCGTAGTACACGCACTGCGGGATCGACGTGGAAATACCCGGCACCGACAGTGCTTGGTATACCTGGTAGTCCACCACGTTGATCGGCACAAATACGTTAGGCGTGTTGATGTCGAGCACAATCGAACAGCCTTCGATCGTGACCGGCCGGATCGGCGTGGTGAACGTGGCGCCAGTTGGCCCGATCGTGTGCGGGTTCAGGCTCGGCACCAGCGTGCCAAAGAGGAAGACTTCGCACCAGACTTTCGCGCGCTCGGCGTTCCAGTTGTCGATGATTTCGTTCGTCATCGACACCGCGAGTGTTTTTTGCGGCGCGGGAATGCTCGCGCCGGCCTGAAACACGTTCAGTTCTTGATACGCTTCTTTGATGAGTGTAAGAACGGGAACAATCATGGTCTGAACCTTGGGCGCGCAGCCGTCGCCGCGCGCCCGCCGTCAGGATGCCCGTGCTTATGTCGGCAGAATGCCGATACCCTCGGTCGCTGCCGACGTGCCCGACTGGCGCACGACGGAATTCGCGAGGCCGTTGGTATCACCGTAGTCGGTAATCCCGACCAGCACGGTCGGCGTGTTGAAGATCAGGAACCCGCCAGGCGCGGCCGTCGTCGCCGAGAACAGCACGGTCATCAGCGTGGACGTGGATTTCACGTTGTTGATGAACATGCAGTCCTGAAAGACCTGCCAACGGTCCATCGCGCCGTTTCCGGTCGCGAGGATGCCGAGCACGCCCGCGTTGTCCGTGAAGAACGGGAAGATGCACCGACGGAACACGTTGCGCGCGGTGCCGCCCGCGAATTCCAGCGAGGCGTTCGCCGTCGAGCGCGCGCGGGTGTCGGCGCCGATCGTGCAGTCTTCGAAGACGTTTTCGCCCGAACCGGAAATCTTCAGCGACCGCGAACCGGCCGAGTCGCCGGATACGCTGTCATCGTCAACGATCCCCTGAATCGAACAGTTTTTGAAGAAGTTCCGGCCGCCGCTGACCACCATGCCGATTTGGGTAGCGGTGCCGAGTGCAAACCCCATGAAAAACTGCACGTTCTGGAAGACGCAGCCGGACCCGCTGACGGTGAAGAACGGCGAGAAGGCGACCACGGC